CGTTTTAACCAGAAAACAAGGGTTCAATGGAGGTTTAGAATCCTTCAATCTTTCTTTTGAATACAACTTAACTTCAGTGGGAGATATAAATTCCAAACTCCTATTTTTGGATCTAATGACCAATTTGCTTTCGTTGGGTTCTGACTATGGAACTTTTTTAGCACCGGAGCTTAGACTCGAACAAAGTAATGTTGGTATAGGATTTCCTGGTGGTGCAGCAGGATATGCCCAATCTATAACCGATCCGGTCCAATACATTCAAAATCAGGTCACAGGGATGTTTTCCGGAGCTAATGTTCAGAAAATACTTGACGCTGAAAAAAATCTAAAAGCCGATATAGAGGGAGCGGTGCAAGAACTAAAAAACTTTGTTAATGACCCGGATAAGGGAATTAATAGAAACAGTAAGCTTTATAAGTCTTTAACTGTTTTAATGACCGATGCTTTTTTGAAGCAAATCTATTTCCAGCCGATCATGCTCTCTGGTTATCCTACTGGTTCTTGGCATGTCGTGGTGGGAAATCCACTTAATCCGATAGCTATGATGGGAAATCTCGTTTGTACTAGTGTTAAAATCACGCTAGGCGAAGACTTGGGTCCAGACGACTTTCCAACTTCGATGAAAGCAGATTTCACTTTACTACCGGGAAGACAAAGACATAGAGGAGACTATGAATCAATGTTTAACCGGGGAAATGGAAGACTTTATTTGGGTCAACTAGTAGAATCTGGTGAATCTACCAACGCTTGGATCAACACCTCTGGTATTCAAGTTAACAACATAACAGACAATCAGGGTGTATTAAGCACCATACAACAAAATCTTTCCGTAACAGAAGGAAATACCTCAACAACTCGATAAATTATGCTAGCAATAGACGTCATAGAAAGTAAACCTTATTTTGTAAATCCAAATACAAGACAACAATATTTGGATTTAACCGTTGCTGCTTGGGACACGAGAAGAGTTCAATATCAATTAAAAAACATAGCTATCGTGACTGAAGAAACCGAAGGAAGACCTGATCTTTTAGGAATGCTTTATTCTGGTGACCAGTCTAAAATGGGAACAATTCTAAAACTAAATAACATCTCCAATCCTCTAAGTTTAAAAATAAACGAACTTTTGCTGATTCCAAGTGATAAAATGACAAAGGATCTTTTTAAATCTGGGCAAAAAATAACGGATCAAAAACAAAAGGCAAAAACGTTTAGAAAAGAACTACAGGAAAAAATTTCACAGGTGAGTAAAGATAGACTTGAATATTTGAACGCAAGAAATATTTCTAATATAGCAGAAGCACCTTTGCCCCCTAACTTGTTACAAGAAGGGGAGCAACAGATTCTAGTTGAAGACGGAAAATTAATATTTGGACCTAATATTGGCCAGTGTCGAAATAAACCAAGAAGAAACGTTTCTGTGACTGACATAAAAACAAAGCTTGCACAAAAGAACATTTTTAGAAGATAAAACATGGCGGAATTCAATTTAAGGAAAGCGATCTTACAATACAGAAATCCAGATATACAGCTGGACGAACTTTCTGCGATGGACACTTCTGTCCAAAATGGGGATAGCAAAGTTACCGACGAAAAATCCAATAACATCCAGAAAAAATATTATGGAATGTTGGAACCGGTTATTAAAATTAACAACACTGTGGTTTCTGGTCTTTCCTATTTTAAGTTGGATTTAACTGAATTCAAACCAACCATTATATTCAGGTTTAACACAATCGACGAAAGATTTATATTCACCTCGTTTCCTAAAGATGGCGATATTGCTTCTATTTATATCAGAGCATTTGGTGAAATGTTTAAGCCCATCAGAATGGACTTTATCATAACTGAAGTTATATCCCCTTTTTCCAAGGGTGTCATGGTGGATCAACCAGACGACCTTGACGCATCTTCTGGGAAATTTCAATCTTACACTATTTTTGGAGAAATCAGAGTTCCCAAGCTATATAAACACGTTTCTAAGGTTTATCAGGGCACAAGCTCTGAAACATTACTAAAAATAGCCGAGGAGCTAAATTTGGGGTTCGCTTCGAACGAGGTAAAGACCACAGATAGTATGAAGTGGATTTCTCCTAACACCGATTATGAGACCTTAATCAAACAAATTGTCAATTCGGCCTGGCTAGGAGAGGAGGACTATTTCGATTGCTGGATTGATCAATATTATAACATCAATTTTGTAAATCTTAAAAAGCAATTCGACGAACAGAACGATATAATTGAAACAATGAGAGTTGCTTATGGGCCTGACGAAATTCCGGACGTTGCCCCTGGTGCAGATACACTAGAGGTTGAATTTCCGCTAGCATTAACAAACGCTACTAATGTTTCCAAATCTCCTTTGTTCATTACTGCAATGTCTTTAGAAAACAACGCAGGTAAAATCAATAACGATTTTGGTTATTTCCAGACCCTTCAGTTCTATGACGACACACTTAAGTCAGATAAACCAAAGAATAAATTTGTTGCTTATGATTTAGAAGCAGTCACAAACAAAAATCTTGGCTCGAGGGACACTCTAAATAAAGGAAGATTGGGCGAGGATATTTATAAAGAGGAGATTAAGAAAACATATGTTGGTACTGTCTATTTTGACAACGTGCATTCTAATTTTCAACAAGCTCAGGTTCAGAACATCTTAAATAGAAGTGACAGCTATAAAGTTTTGCTAAAGGTTAAAAACAGAAAATGGACACCTTTTTTGTACAGAGGACAAAATTTCCCAGTGACCATTTTTCATTTCTCTAGTAACACAATTTCTGGAGATTCGAAATACACGGCAGCAAAAGGACGGGAAACATCTTTAGCCAATGATCCGGATCAAAAAACACCAAATATATTTTTATCTGGAAATTATGTTGTCTTGGGATTTTGTATAGAATATAATAATAAAGATGGGATGTACCAATCTTTATTGCTTGGTAAAAAACAATGGTCTCTTAATCCTGGTATTTCTTCTGATCCGGACACATTAAATCCAAGGGTAGACGATCCTAGCTTTAATGACTTGGTTGCTAATGCTTCTTCTGAAGTTACCGATGCTTTAGGACAAATAAAGAGCGATATATTCGGAAATTAATAAAATAAAATGGCAGATTTTGTATCAGACTTTGGAGCAGGATTAGGTGATAGATTAATACCCACCGGGGATGCGTTACAAAGGAAAATAGATTTTCAGAGAGACAAATTCCTTAAAGGTATTTCTTCCACTAAGCACGGGAAAAAGGAAGACCCAACTTACCTTTATTTCAAATTTATTTTTGATTTTGGTGACACATCTTCTTTGGACGAGGAAGGAACATTTCTTCCCATATCTCCGTTGTTTAGAAAGGGATCATCCGAGCCCTTGACTGCAAATGATTATGCCGCCGCATTTAGTCAATCTGTTCAGCAACAAATTGCTTCCAATCAGGCCGGTCCAACAGGGGGGATTCTTAATGCAAACACTATTCAAAAATTAACAGATCCTGCAGCGGCGGGTGGATTCTCTACAGATACCGACTTCTTTTATGGTTCTAAATTCAAATTAAACGGAATGGAAGGATTTGGTGCATTCCCGATGCACCAACCTTTAGCCTATATAGGGGCACAAGAATTTCTAAAAAGAAGATCCGAGAAGAGATCACAAATGATAGAGGCTTTTAAAAATGGACTGGATTATATAAACAGGAACTGTCCTTATTATTTTCAGAGCCTTAGTGGATTAGAAACACTTCTTAAAGTTGATATTCAAAACTATCATAAAAAAGGAGGAGCTCCTAGAAGAGCAGGAACTTTAACAATAGATTGTTTAGAATCTATTGATATGAGACTTTCCGCTATAGCAGAGCTTTACAGAAAGGCAATTTATGATTACACACATCATAGAATAATGCTCCCTGAGAATCTTAGAAAGTTTAGAATGTATCTGGTTATTACTGAAATCAGAAACATTCAATTGACATACGGAATCAATGATGTTCTAAATCCTTTCTCTATCGGTTCAGTAGCACAAGCAGCAAATTTCTTAGAAAACTTTAATACCCAAACTGGGCTATTAGACGAGGCTGCTGGTCTTTTACAAAAATCTACCAACACACAAAATCCAGGGGCTGATAAGGTGGGTTCATATGATATGATGCCTTATGCCTGGATCTATAAATTGGATCAGTGCGAATTTGACTTTGATGAAACATATCCGTCTTTCGCAACAATTGACAATAAAGGAGGGCAGCAGGTTTCGACTAAATTTAAAATCCACGTAGGAAGAGTAAAAGATTATAAAATTCAATTTAACCAACTTGCAGACGTAATTAAAAAAGATAACAATATTCAACAGATGGTTCTGGCTGATATTTGGGGAGGACCAAACGCTCCTTATAATTCTTTAGATTATGTAACAACACAGGGTATTAAATTTCCTAGTGAAGGACCAGATGCTGCAGGTTTCTTTGCGCAGGCAGCTTCGGACTTTATTACTAATACAGTCGCCGATCTTAAGAATCAGGGTGTTTCTATAGTCGAGGGTGCTCTTTTAGGAAACATCTATGGATTTCAATTAGGAAACTTACAACAGTCTGCTCAGAGTGTACAGGGATTAGTTAGCTTAGCAAATGCTGGAGTTCCTACGCCTTTTGCAGATACCAGACCACAATCTCAAGGTTTAGGAGGACCTCAAGAAAGAGCTTATCCCACAGTTAATGACGATGTTTACCTGGGTGTTCCTGAACCCACTCCACAAAATCTTGGAAATGTTTTACCTGGTTCTGGACAGCCCGGAACCCCGACCGCTTCTGATGTTTATGGAGACGTTCCTGGTGCAGATTTAGGATTGCCTGATAGACAATATCCAGTCAACAATGATGATCAATACACAGGAACTCCTGGAGCAGATTTGGGTGCTCCTGACAGGATCTACCCTGCACCAGGAGGGGATCAATACACCAGCGTTCCTGGTCCAGATTTAGGTTTACCCGGTAGAACTTATCAAACTAACAATGACGACCAATTTAATAATGTGCCTGGAACAGATCTTGGTGTTCCTAATAGGATTTATCCAAATCCAGGAGGGGATCAATACAGCGACGTTCCCGGTGCAGATCTAGGACTTCCTAATAGACAATACCCAACTATATCCGATGATCAATTTAGCGACGTGCCAGGGACTGATTTAGGAGCTCCTGATAGGGTTTATCCAGATCCTTCTGTAGATCTTTATCCAACATCTTCTGGACCAGATCTCGGACTTCCTGATCGACAATATAACCAGCCAGGAGGAGATGAATATCAAAATGTTCCTGGTGAAGATCTTGGTGTTCTTGGAAGAGTTTATGAAGAACCAAATCAAGACGTTTATCCAACATCTTCTGGGCCTGACCTGGGTCTTCCAGATCGTCAGTATAATCCATCCAGCGGGGATGAATACCTAGGAGTACCTGGACAAGATTCCGGACCAATAGGAAGAATATACGAAGAAGCTTCTGGTGATGTTTATCCCACAGTTGATGGTAGAGATTTAGGACTTCCTGGTAGATCTTATCCGAAAGTTACCGATGACGTTTTCACAACTAACCCTGGATTATCCTTAGGAACTCCTGGAAGAGTTTATCCTACTATCAGTTCTGAATCCGATCTTTACGAAAAAGTTCCTGGTTCTGACCTAGGGCTTCCCGATAGACAGTACACAGGATTGAACGTAGACGAATACCAGCCGATCCCAAATTTTAATCCACAATTTATAGGAAGGATATATCCAGATAATAAAACAGAAACTTCCCAAAATGAAGATCTATAAATTAATTGGATATGACCTTAGTAAATTCAAAAAGATTAAAAGAATCTAATGCAGAAATTTCCCATTATTTGGGTGTTGTTGTCGACAACAAAGATCCTGAATTTAGAGGAAGAGCAAAAATAAAAGTTTTCGGAGTTTTTGATGATATTCCCGATGCTGATCTTCCCTGGGCATACCAGCGCTTTGATATGTCCTTTGGCTTAGGCGGAGGATCTGGCCGAATGTCCGTTCCTAAATTGGGTTCTGTTGTTCACGTTCAGTTCAATAATGGTAATTATTATAGTCCCGAATACAAAGCTGTACAGGAACTTTCCCCGGATCTTATAGACGAAATTTCAAGAAGTTATGATGGAGCTCACTCATTAATATGGGACGGAATAGAGCAACTTAAAATCTATTATACAGTAGAAAAGGGTCTCGTGATTGATCTGAAAGAGTCTAAAATCATAATAAGAAATGATAATTCTATTCTTATCACTCATGCTGACGAATCTAGTTCTATTGAATTAAAGGGAGGAAAGATAACAAAATACGCAGATCAAGAAATCGAAAACACTGCAATCACAAGAATAAAAAGCTCTTCAGAGGAGGTATGGATGGACGGCAAAACAACAAATCTGGGCCACTCTCCTCTTTTCTCTGCTGTGTGTGCAGAACCACTCTGGGATTTTCTTAAAAAATTAGCAATAGCAGTGGACGCTAAACTTCCTCCTACACCAGGAGTTATGTCAACATTGGCTTCAAGTTTTGAACAACTTGCCACAAGCCAAACGGTAAGGGTAACAAGGGAGAATTTTCCAGAGATTCCTAGTGTACCTGCAGAGAATAATTTTCCTGTAAGTTTAGGTCCTACTGGAGCAACCGGGGCAACCGGAGGATAAGATGGCCGAGAATTTAGAATCTAAAATAGACAAACTTTTAAGTGTCGATCCGTCGGACCTAACGTCCGACTTTGTGATCAAAACCATAGCTGGTGACGTTAATCTTTCCCAGCCATATGTAGATCCACAGAGTGAGCAAGGTGTAGAATCGATTAAAAATCAACTTCAGAGTGAGGTCAATAATCTTCTAGAGAGCTTGAATCCCAAAGCACTTTCAATACCTGCATCAAGAGTAGATGAACTTGCTTGTCTTTGTGAAGGAGATTCTTTGTATGCCTTGGTTCTTTTAGAGATTCTAAAAGTTAAAAATATATCCCTTTATAGAAAAGCTATAAGGGAGGGAATAGACAAACCGAGAAAAATAAATCCAGAGGACATAGGAATCAAAACTAATGCGATTCAGAATAGTACGTGTCCCGCTTCAAAAGAGGTATTAGATTTTTTACAAGCGAATGACCCAGATATTCTAGAAGAAATAAACGAAGAAATTTTTGATAATTTAGACCCTCTTGTTATAGGAAAACCGAGTAATTCGTCGGTTAAGAAAAAGAGGACTTTGAATGTCCTAGGTTTTCCCTTGCCGATAGAAGCAATCATGGCAGGAAATACCCCTATTTATTTCAAATTAGACTCCCCTAAAAAAACAAATGCTGAAGCGATCGCTAAGATCAATGAAGTTTTATCTAAAGCCAATCAGAACTCAAAGGAGTGTGATACCGAGAAGGAAAACAGGGACCTTGTTGATCGGAGCCTCACTATAAGAATCGAGGATTACGATGCTAATTTTTTTCCTGATGGGGACGATCCAGCTATAGATCCTGATTGTTTTCTTGGGTTCGCTGAAGATCCAGTCACTGGGGACGTTATTCAAACTACGGCGGACGTGTCAGACGTACTTGATGATTTTTGTGATCCTCCGCCTTTTAATTTTTCTGGATTAAATCCAGATAATCCGGACCCTGAGCCACAACAAATAGATCCAAACACAATCCAAGCATGCCTCGATTCTGCTTTAGAAAAAGCAGAGGAGGTTCAAAAATCCACACAGGAACTTGCAAGATGGCAAAAGATAGAGAACGATTTACAAGAAATGCTTTATCATGTCGATATTGTTTACACATTTCAAGAAGACCTAGTAAATTTCTGGAGACAAAGAATTGGTGTTCCACAGGAAGGGCGGGAAAAAGCAGTTGATCTGGTTTTTCAGATCCTCACCTATAATGAACTTATTTTTAATAAACAAGAGGAAATAGAAAAAGAAAATATAGAAATTAAAAACTCTCAGAATCTATTTCTACAAAACAATCCAATTTTTAATAGAGAACTTTTTAATCTATCCGTTCCTGAAACTGAAATAACAGGAAACGATTTAACTGAATTTTTTGAAAGTTCCACTCAAGGGATTAGGAGTTTTATAAACATAAACACAGAAAGCAACACTTACCCAATAAATGAAGCAGTCAACATTTTCGTTGAAAAAGTAGATGAGATAAGATTTTTGCTGATTAAGAAAAATTTCGTTTCTTTCTTAGAGACGGATCTCCAAAATTTGATTGACATAAGACAATCATACATCGATACCCTGGCTCAAAATAAAGGTGTTGATCCAGAGGATGTTGATCCCGAAAATCTAGATGTCCTTTTTACAGACAACACCCTAAATATTCAAAGTTATCTTTTAAATATTAAACGCGTGTTCATTGATGTTTTTGCTCCGACCGGACAGGACTCTAAAGGTTTTAATTTTATAAACCGTGTTAAAGAATTTTCAGCAAGGTTCACTCGAGTTGGTGTTAATTCCTCAACAGGACTATTAGAATTCACTTTCGCATTTCCAGCAGATTTTGGATCTCCCCTACCCTACAAGCTAACAAAAAAACCCGCTAAACTTTCAATCTCTGGTGAATCTGCAAATCCTATAAAGGAGGTATTAGAGCCAGATCAAGAAAAAATTAGGGTTGGAAACGAGTATGGAGCAAACGGCGGTTTATTAAAAGGATATGAATCAGATTACTTCAAATCTATTCCAGGATTTTACAAATTTGTAAATATCAGAAACGGTCAAAATGATGTAGCTGATTTTTATTCTTTTGTTGAAAAAGTAATTAATACTTCCGAGTCTAAACAGAGTATCATTCAAGGAATGGTTAATTCCCATGGAATTCTTTATGGACATCTAATAGAAAAATCCGCATCAACCTGGTTGTTTTTCACACCTTCTGAAAGAGGAGATAACGATGCTCGTGACCCAAGTAAGCTTAGACCTTCCAGTTATATTGGAGACGGAGAACCGAATCAGCAATTCAGGAATTTCTGGGGAAACTTTAAACCTAAGTGGTCTGAAAAATATATCCAGAATAAGCAGACGTATGTTGATCCAGCTATAAAAACAATTAAAACAGAATCCAAAAGGGCAGCAGAAGGACTAGCCAACACGTTACCTATTTCAAATTCTGTTTCAGTAAGAATTTTCGACACCTTTTTTGAAATCAAAAAAAGAAAGGAACAGATAGAAGACCTTATACTTTTGGCTTCTCAAAAGAGGGAAGAAAAAGAAAACGAAACCTCAGGAGACGCAGTAAGAACAAAATTCGAAAGTTGTAATTGTGGGGGAGATCAAAAAGTAGACGATCAAGAAAATTGTCCTCCTGCTTGCTGCGGAGAAGCAGGATCAGGTTTTAACTCTGCTGATTTTTTAACATCCCTTCCTCCATCTTCTGATTGTCCTACAATTTACCAAACTTGTTGGTGGAAGAAATTTTGTGAACATGCAACTATTGTTGGATTACTTCCTTATCCGAATGGAATCCCACCAATAGAAGATCCTGCCTTTTTCCTATCTGGTGGACCTTCAGTTAGATTTGGACTTAAGTATTGGCCGGTAGGATATTTGCCACCAGCCTTTATTCCTATACCTGTTCCAAATCCTATAGACGGTCAACCATACATAAGGATTCCCCTGCCAATGATATGGAATATAATCCCGCCTATATTAATACCCCTTCCGTTGGGGTTGGGAATGCTGGTGATTTTTATTCCTTTGATTGGTGGATTCATGCCAACACCTTTAGTTTATCTTAAAGAGTTTATCACAGGTAGTTCTTTATTTCTGACCGGAATCAGAGGACCTAGATTTATACCTAGAAGATCCGATCCAGCCCTACCTGATCCTCTGGAACAAATAAAGCAGGCATTAACATACGGAATCCCAGACAAGTTAATCCCTTTACCAAATTTTGGTCTAGATAACTTAGATGCACCAAACAGAATTCTAGCAGACCTACAGACGAATTTTACAAAGATCTTTGACAGTGTACCTGCTCCAGGAAATATGGATGCTATTAGAGGGCTCCAGGATCAGGAAATAGCACTGAAGGCACAGGTAGATGAAAAGATAAAAGACTACCAAAAAAAGGTGGCACTTCTAGATATTCCAGAACCAAACCTAGACGAACAAAAAGAAGCTCTTCGAGGTTTGATCCAACAAAGAAAAGACGCTTTGATCACCACGATCAAAGATTACCTAGAAACTGGAATACCTGAACCTAAAGATATTGTTTTTCCAAAGGACAAAGATAAACTCAAAACTGACATTCCGGGAATAGTTAAATCGTTTCTTATTTTGAAGGAAATGAAAGCTAGCTTCGTCCCCTTGAAATGTCCGGAGTATGTTAATATAAAAGATGAGATTAGAGAGATTCTTAAACTCCTTAAAATACCAACCCCTCCCCAATATATTTTGGATAATTTTGGGTTATCAAACCAAAGTAAAATATTTCTAAGGGTTAATAAGGACCCAAGAAGTATGAACGAGGAGGAGTTTACTAGTCTTGTAGCGGGAATTAAAGCAACAGCACTAGTTATAACCCACATTTTAATAAAGGGAAATAAATTTTCGGTTCTTAAAAAAGTTAGATCTGGCGCTTTTTCTTCCTTAGAATTTTGCGACTATCAAGGAAATTTTCTTTTTCCTCCCTTAGCAATCACTAATTCTGCTCCTTCCCCGTTAGACTTCTTGAAGCAAGCTAATCCAATAGTGGAGGGAATTTATTTAAGGCTTATGGAGGGTATGGCAACAGCCAGATATACACCACAGGATTTTGCAAGATATGTTAGATATGATGGAGAGAACCCACAGTTGGTAATTAGAGTTAAAGACTTAAAAAAACTGATTTCTAAAAAGTTAGGACTTTCAAGAAGAGGCCCATTTGATCCAGAAAGGCCGCTTGACCTAGAAGAGCCTCTAATTTCTAAATTTCCACACCCCGAAGGACCATTATGTTGTTTAGAATCATTAAACGGTGGTTTTGGTAACGCAATTTCTGCATTCGAATTAACCACACTGTTTCCACCAAAACAAGATCAACTCACACAAACCCCTGGACTCGGTGGAATCCCTCAGGTAACCATTCCTGGATCGGTAATAAAGGGATTCGTAAAAGAAGCTGTAGGAATTCTTTTGGACAGCGGATTATTAGAACAATTAATGCCAGAAATTAATGACATAGATTCTCCAAAATTCATCAATCTTCAGCCGCAAGATATCCAGAAAATGACTAGAAATCTGGTTAGAGATACGCTTAATCCAGAAGGAGCTATTCCTCCTTTTTTAAATCTTACACAGATTCCTGTCTTACCTCTAGCTAGACCTACAGATATGGTTGAACAAGCTTCTATAGGACTAGGAGTTCCTCCTATAGCAAGACTACCTTTGAGCCTTCTGTGGCAAAACTTTCTTGGGTCTCCAAAGAGCCCTTTACCAGAAGAAATTATTCAGCCGGTTGTCAAATTGGCTTCTGGTATTCTTTCAGGAGTTCCTTGGCCTATTACAGTTCTTCTCGGAAGAAACGTAATCAATTTAATAAACCCGCTAAGGTTAAGAGACGATCACCCTGCATGGAGAAGAATGAGTTTAAAAAATGCCCTTTACGTTGTTTATTTAGATGAGTTCTTGAGATCATCTGCGGATGTTTCTGGACTCTTTAAGTTCTTTTTTGGAGCTGCAGATCCTGTATATCCGATACCAGAACTACCATCCGAATTACAAAAAGCTTTTAATATTAAAAAAATCTAGGAAAATTGGAAATTTTTCCACTTTCAACTAATAAAAAAGAAGTTAAACTATAAAAAATGAAAAAAAGAAAATATAGTTGTTATGACTATGAACCAGCAGAAAGAGAAGTGCTAGAAAATATTTATACACAGACCTTTCCTGCAGAATCAACATCCTCTTGGTTTCAGGGAAAAGATTTACAAGACAACAGCTCTGTTAAAGCAAGAATAACATTGTATAATGAAGAGCTTGGTGTCTTAATTGGAGAAACTCCTTTTGGTCAGTCCATAGTGATTGATATTAAGAAGGAGGAGAAGAGTCTTAAAAAAATGGGCTATCCAGCTTTCCAAGCATCCGTAGGAGACCAAATAGATGTCGTTGTAACTAAAGACGTCACTGGATCTTTTAACGGATCTTTATCTGCAGGGTATGAAAAAGTTCTCAAAGATGAACTTTTGCGTGCTATTAAGGATGAAGACTGTGCTTTCTCTGTTAAAGTTAAAACGGTGTGTAACGGAGGATTCATGGTGGATTTATCCGGAATCTCTTGTTTCCTTCCTGGAAGTCTAGCAGCGGCAAATAGGATTATGAATTTCCACGACTACGTTGGTAAAGAAATTAACGTCATGGTGGAAATGTACGATAACAAAAGAGAGATCTTCGTGGTTTCCTTCAAAAAATATCTATCAAAAATTATCGGACAAAGGGTGAAAGATCTTTCTTTCAGCTACAATTACGACGGAACAGTAACTGGAGCTTCTTCTAGCGGTGTATTTGTTGAATGGGACGAAATTTTTACTGGTATCATTCCTTTTGACGACAAAAACAAAGAAAAACTCGAAACCCTCAAACAAGGGGATTCAGTTTCTTTCTATGTTACTGACATTAAAAATCCTCAAAGAATTACCCTTTCTCACACCGAGCCAAACCAAAAAATGAAAAATCTCCAAGAGCTTAAGGATAACTCCGAAGAAGTTTTAGGGGAAAATGCCGAAGTGAAAATATATAAAGGGGAGGTAACTAAATTAAAGGCCTTCGGTGTATTTGTTAAATTGGAAAACGGAATGACCGGACTTATCGAAAAAGAGAAATTAGTTAACTCATTAAATGATTATGAGGAAGGGCAATCGGTAAATTGCTCCGTCTCTAGCGTAGATCCAAGTACGCTAAAAATACAATTAATTGAGGTGGATTAAAATTGAATAACTTATTAGCTAATGATTTTTTCTATTCTGTTAAACTTGGTTTTGAGTTCGAATTCTACAGTAATGAGAACAGGAACCAAATTGCGTACGAATTAGGAAAAGTATTAGGTAAAAAGATCTTGGTCTTTAAGAAGTACCACTCTTCTTTTGTACCAACTTCTAGCTCATTCAAATTAGAACCAGATTACTCAGGAGGATCCAAGATGGTTGAACTCATCACGGGTCCTCTTCCTTATTTTGAGGCTATCCCTATTTTAATTAAGACTTTAAAATGGATTGATCAGAACGGTTACACAGATAAAAAATGTGCTTTTCAGTTCGGTGTCAGTTTTGATACTTCAATTTATCCCGAGATTCCCCCGATTTCTAAATTAAATATTCTAAAATTCGTTTTAGGATTCGACGAGAATCAGATTTATAGAAGATTCCCAGAAAGAATCGGATCCTTATATGCTAAATCACTTAAAAGGATTATTCCTTCTAACAAATTTGTCGATCCCTCAAATCTTTCTTTTATTGACAAAAATCTCTTTAATGTTCCTTTAGAAAAAAATATGGGCATAAACTTTTTGAAGTTACCAGAGGGATACTTTGAGGTTAGATACTTAGGTGGAACAGATTATCAAAAGAAATATTCTTCGATAAAGGAAGTTATAGATTACGTCATAACCTATACCATCCAAATTCTTCAATTTAATGATTTCTTTACTGATAATGATCTGAAGATATTAAGAAGCGGTCTTAAAGAAATTTACAAGAGCGCTTCAACTTTTTCCGATCCCGAAACTTTCCAAAAGAACTATCCTCATTTAACGGTGATGGTAGATCTGAAAGCAGATCCGCAAATTTTGAGATCTTTTTTCATCAACATAAGAGAGGTTCTTTATGATCTAATAGTTGAAAACGGAATTAAAGAAGGTTTGGTTAATTATGACAGCACACTAGGAAAATTCCAAATCAAGGATGTAAGAACTAATAGAGCTTTTCTCCTTAAGGATTACGACATCTTAGAATCCGAAATAACCGGTAACCTTTATAATTGTAGAATTTTCAATTCCAAATTGAAAGATTCTAGCATGGAAGAATGTGATTTAGTTTCTAATAACGAGATTTATACATCCAAGATTATGGTTTCTGATGTCATGTTTACCAACGTTGTTCACGATTCATATATTGACAACAAGGACAAGGAAATAAACTGTGAGGTTTTTGGAGGTATTATCAGATCTGGTTTTATTGGAAAATTAGCTACAATATCTCCGGAGACTGAAGTTATTAGTGACGCAGAGGACGATAAAAAATTAAAAGGAAGTATAAGGAGGAGAGAATTTCCTAATAGAAACGACGGTACTCCAAAACATCAGCACCCATTGTTCAAAGACAATAATTCCAAGCCATCTGGCATCCCTGGAATAAACTTCAAAGAAAATAACGAACCACCCCAATGACAGAAGCAGATTTAATACAAGAAGTTAAAGACGAGATTTCTCATTCTTGTTCTTTACCTTATAATCTAAACGATCAAGAGATCAAAAGGATTATTAAACGTGCTAGAGCCTTCATGTACGACAACTATCAATATGCTGTTGAAGACAGAATTTTCGTACTAGGTAAGGAATTATTTTCTGCCCCTGCTTTCAGAGCAACCAGACAAATACAACTACCCAGTTGTGTTGTTTCTGTATACGATGTCAGGGAGGTAAATGGATCAGGTTTAATCGGAACTCCAGACAAAGATTTTGGAGATTCAAAACTTCTTGGTTCAGAATTAATGCTTTCACCTTTTGTGGGTGACAACCTGGTTTATAGAACAGTTCTTTATTCGTTTTTTGATTTAGCAAAAGCTTATCTTTTAGAAAGTTATGCTTTTAACTTCAACAAAAACACCAAGAAGCTAACTATAAACGGTAGGGATCCAGCTAGAACATACCAAACCGACGGTGGAACATCAACAACTCAATTCACTGGTGTGGATGTGGGTGTAAGAGGTTATATTGCTATTCCAGAAGAAAATCTTTATGATGACGAGTTATTTGTTAGATACGTTTTGGCGGAGGCTAAAATTAACATCGGCAGATTACTTGGAACATTCGAGTATAACCTTCCTGGTGGAGTTAGAATCAATTACAATAATATTCAGACACTAGGAACAACGGAGAAGCAAGAGATTATACAGATGATAAAAGACGAGAACACGCCCTCGTATTTTTTACAGTGGAATTGACATATTAATAGGTTTTGGATATATAATACACATAAAAACAATTTATGTGTATACTCGAAAAAATTCAATCTTGGGGATCTAAAAGCGGAAAGGCTTTTGGGACTATAATGAGGGATCTCCCTAAAAATCCCTCCGATGTTGATCAACTAAAATCATTAACAGGCTTTTTAGAGATAGCTTACGACCCTTTAAAAATCTCTATACAACAGAGGTTTTATCATGTTTGGTTTAATTCATACGAGATAGAAACATGTCCTTATTGCGGATTACCTAAGATGTTCTCAAAAAAACCTAAATTTTCTATAGACAGATATGGAGTAAAACCTACGAATTCCGTGAATTATTATGGAACATGTATGTCTGAATCATGTAATAAAAAATACAATTTAGACAGGACACATTTAAAAATGATAGAAAATCACGGAACTACAAACCCAATGGAGGTTCCCGGAGCCCTCCAAAAAATTAAAGACAAGAACAGAAAAAAATATGGGGTTGATTTTTATACAGAAACTGAAGAATTTAAGTTAAAGGTTAAAGAGACATTTGATAAAAAATACGGAGGACATCCAACTAAACTAAAAGAGACACAGGACAAGAAAAGAAAAACCAATAAAGAAAAATATGGATTTGAGCATGTTTTAGATAATCCGGAGATAAAAGAAAAATCCAGAACTACCAACAATTTAAAATACGGGGGAAATTCCTCTATGTGCTCAGAAGAGATTAAAAACAAATCAAAAGAAACTAACAGAAGAAAACATGGGACTGACTGGTATGTACAGAGTGAAGATTTTAAAATAAAGTTTAAAGAGTCCATGATTTCAAAATACGGGGTTGAACAGGTTATGCACTATACCCCTTCTTTTGAAAAATCTTTGAACACGTCATACAGAAAAAAACTTTTTGTGTTTCCTTCCGGAAGGGTTGAAAAAATTCAGGGATACGAGGGATTTGCTTTAACCGAACTTTTAGATAAAGGGTACGGTGAAGAGAATATAGTTGTTTCTAATAAGGGGATTGAAAAATATACAGGAGCGATATGGTATCTAGACCAGGGAAAAAAAAGAAGGAAATATTATCCCGACATTTATTTAAAGTGTGAAAATAAAATAATAGAGGTAAAATCTAAATATACCTATGAAGTCAATATATCAATAAACAAAACAAAAAAACAAGCATGCCTAGATCTGGGAATCTCTTTTCAATTTTGGATCTATAACAACAAAGGAGAAAGAACCACAAAATAATAGGCCGTTCTTTTTTCTTTGAATATATAGACTTAGAATGGCAAGATTTTCCGAAATTTACCCAAGAAACCCAGACGATCCTAATTACAAAGAGGGTTTGCTACATACTGACGATGAGATTGAGATCCTTGTTGGTATGATTAAACAGTGCATGTTAACCAGACCAGGAGAAGTTTTAGGGGATCCTTATTTTGGGATAGATCTTGAAGGAATGCTATTTGATCTTGAGGTGGACCAAAACACTTTAGAAAGAGCGATTAGACTACACCTTTTAACTTACGTTCCACTAGCTTCTAGTAAATATGATGTTGATTTTAGTGTGGGATTCTTGAGAGGAACCACAAGAGATGCCTGCGTCATTGATTTTGCTATAAAAGGAAATCCCCTGATAGGAATAAAAATAATTTAAAATGGATTTACTACAAAAGAATAAAGCCAAAATATCCGACCTTATCGCACAGACCTTCGACTTGATTCAAGCTAGGTACTCGATGTCCAACCAGTTATTTACTGTTGCTTCTGTTTGGGGACAGATCGTTTTCGTTCTAGATAACTTAGCACAGTTTATCCTTTTCTTTATAGAGGATTCTATCACGGAATTAAATATAAACCAAGCAACGAGGGAATCTTCGATTTATGGTCTGGCAACATTAGCCGGACATAATCCAACAAGAGCCATTTCTGCCAAGGGAGAGGTGGTAATCACATGGAACGGAAGATCTTTTGAAAACATAGGAGGAAGCGCAATATTAGTCCCTAATTATGCACAATTGAATTGTGTTAATAATGGTAAGACTTATTTTTTGAAATTGCCACAAGAATACATCAGGTTAAATTTAGAACCAGGAGCCAAGATTATTGCTTCTGTCTTTGAGGGAAGGAGAAACACCAACCAATACACTGCAACAGGAAATCTTCTTCAGAGCTACAATATTTCATCAAGGGGAACATCCGGTGTAGAAAATTTTGAAGTTGAGGTTAAGGTCAACGGAGAGACCTGGAAAAGATACGATTCTTTATACGATATTCCAAGAAACGGAAATGGCTATATTGTAAAGAGCTCTTTGGTTTCTGGAATAGACGTATTTTTTGGAACTGTAGATTTTGGATTTCCTCCCCCAGCAGGTGCTATAATCGAGGTGACTTATCTAGAATCTTCTGGTGCTTTTGGTAACATTCAGGTGGAAGATTCATCACAAGTCATAATGAGGTTCGATTCTGATGGAACAGATCTTTTTGGAAACAGTGTTACTCTTGCAGATGTTCTTCAGGCTGCCTGTTCAATCGCTCCTCAGCTTGGAGCTAATCAAGAACCTATAGATTTGACTAGACTCATAGCTCCAAAAACTTCTAGAAGCTTCGTTTTAGCAAATCCAACTAATTATGTGACCTTCTTCGAAAAGTTTGGACAGTTTTCAATCATCGAGGCTTTTACAACTTTTGATGATCAATACATTGACGACGACAACATCATATACCTTATTCTGGTACCAGACATTCAGTTGACATTAAAAACCAACGAGACGTATTTTGATGTTCCTATTTCTAGATTTAAACTGACTAAACCTCAGATTGACAGGATCTACCAACTACTAGACGAAAGCGGACAGAAAATAGTTACGACAGTGGTGAAAATTCTCGATCCTTTGATTTCTAGGTATGTGGTTAATGTTGCTATCACTATATTTGAAGGATACGATCCGGACACGGTTAAAAGTCAAATCATAGACACATTAAGTGATTATTTTCTAAACATCAGAAGAAGAGATAAAATACCAAGATCCGACCTGATCGCAGCAATAGAAGGTTTAGATGGAATAGACTCAGTTTCTCTTTATTTTATTTGTGAAAAAAATGAAGAATCTAAAACACAGAACCCAAATGCACCAGATATTGGTTTAGACGAATTTGGAGACATAGTTATTGGTAAGGATGAGGTGATAGCTATATCCGGAGGATGGGAAGATAGGAACGGAATTTATTATGATTACGGAGCTGGCCTACAAAATCTTTCATCGGTAAACATAGATGTAAGGGCTATAGTTCCTGTGACATACAACACAAGGGTAAATCAGCAATTGAAATCCTCACTTAAAATAGGTAATTAATAACATGAAGCAAAGTTGGTACGAATTTATAAGTAATCAAAACACAGTTAGGTCCAACGAGGGATTTAATTACGAAGGTAAGATCTTTGAAAAAACCCTTTCTAATCAAGTTCTTAATGGGGACCAAAACAGAATAGATATCCTTGCCTCGATTGAAAGAGTGGTTTATCAGTTATTTGAAACAACCAAATACATCAAGAATTATATTAATTACACAGTTCCAAAAAATAACAAGTACGTGAGATAATGAATATTCAGAATCTTTTATTTTTCGATAAAAAAGGGGACAGATACAATTTCAATTGGAACGGAAATTATTGGGAAGGAGCGGTTCTTTTCCCATTAGTTGCCGAAAAACTTTTTGAAATCGAACACGTATTTGTGATCGAGGAATTTATTAATTCCAACACCCTTCAGACTGAATATGGATTTCCTCATGCAGACACGACAAGCCCTTCTTCACCCGTTTGGAGAACTAGATGGGAGTCTGATTATGACGGACAAACAGATGTTAGTTCGATAATATACACTTACGAATTAGGTATAGATCCAGAATTAGATGCTCCTTATCTTGTTAGGGCAACTAACGTGGAACTTTATCCAGAGGTAGTTCCAGGAGACACCATCGATTCCCCTAGTGGCTTAGTTGTCTCCTCGCAAATCTCTTCGTCTTCTATGCAATTTAATATTGCATTAAATTCGGACACGGAGGGAATCTATGATCGCACTTTAATATTTGAGGATTACACAGATCCCAATAACCCTGTAACGATTTTAAGACTAAACTTCCATGGCGAGGTCGAAGGAGAAGACAGCAGGTTATCAGTTCTTCTTGCCAACTTCGGAAGACAGTTCATAAACACAGATTCTCTGATAGTTAGAGAAACCGATCCTAAAGAACCTCTTCCGGACTGGACAGTTATTAACAGAAAAAGAAAAGAACTATTACTAACAGGAGAATCAATTTTTCCTTATTTAGGATCATACAAGAGTCTTTTTAACGCTATTAAATTCTTTGGTTATTATGATCTAAGAATTAAAGAATACTGGCTGAATGTTAAGATAGATTCAGCTGACGTTTTAACACCGTTACAACAAAATGCCAAGGTGCTCAAGGAATTGAATCTTGGTCAGAACAAGTCTTCCGAATTGATTGACAATTTACTTCAGGACGAAAACAAAGGTAAATTCAAGCAGGTTGAGGTTTATGGGAAAAGACCAGATGGAACTTTTGGACTAAAAAAGCAATACGAAGAGATATTCCCCTCTAAGTCTTATAAAAAGACTTCTCTTTTTGGACTTTTCTATGATATAAACAGAGTGGTAGAGGATCAAGAAGAGGATCAGTACGGATACCCTGTAGTTGAAGATGCTTTTCTTTTCAGTCCAGAGGAGGTTTTAATTAAGCTTTTTGGACTTAAAGAAAGGCTTAAAGCCGATTATCTTCCTCTCAA